ACAAGATATGGTAGTTGAGCAGGACAAATGTGTCCATATTTCCCACATGCTGAGATACAAGCGACTACTATGAGTGGTTTATCAAGTGCGGGTAACGAACCATCTGAGGTCTTGTAAGGCGTGCCTAACACGCATCTACCAGGGGTTATACAGCAAAAGACCCTACTGCTATCCATCAACAGTAAGGTCTTCCACTCCATTCGGAGGTCTTGATTACCACGGAGAGTGGTTATTTAATTAGAAGGGTTCGTCACCGTTGAATGGTCGTGGTGGTCCGTCTTGTAGTGAACAGTTCAGGTCATCAAAGTAACCTTTGTCATCCATATCAGCGTAGATGGCTTCCCACGCTTCTTGTTCCTCTTGAGGGCTCATTGCCAAGGTGCTAATTGCGTACCGTTGATGATGAAGATATAGGAGTTGTTCGTTGTCGTCCATGTATCAAGTATATCAGGTAACTGTCTGTTCTGCTGCAACTAGGACAGTTTTATTATACTTTCTTTTGGGGCGGCGAACAAAACCCTCTACATCAGGCACATTGGCTCGTACCTCGTAGTGGACAACCTTGTGTAGGTATCGCGCATCAGACTCAAAGATAATGGCTAAATCTACAAGAGAGTGAGTACGCTCTGAATACATACAACGAATCTCTTGGATGTCTTCTGGTGTTAGGTGCATCCTACAAGTATAGCAGATTACCTTGCCCGCTTCAAGTAAGTAACCAATCTTTCTGCAGCCTCAATGGAATCCCTAAGATGCCCAAGATAAACATTACACTTAGAACACAGGAGTCCACGAACCTTACCCGTTGCATGGTCATGGTCCACACACAGACGCCTAGAACCAGGAGCCCGCAAACAAACATAACAAGTATTACCTTGGACACTAAGCAATGCTTGATACTCAGAGGGAGTAAGTCCATACTTACCTAGCAACGAAGACACATAGGCTTTATCCTTCTTAACAACACATGCCTCACAGAACTTGGCACCAGCACCAAAGGTCTTAGCCTTACCACACTTACACCTACGCATGACTGCACTGGGGTATGGGTACCCTACCGTACCTAGTAACATAAGATACTATGATACCGAGCAGGGATGTAGGTACTGTTACTTTTACTCTGTGTTGTGTCATCGTAAAGTCCTCTCATTGCCCATTAGAATGCTCTGTGAGCCGTTGTAAGTGTCTTGATGCCCAAAGGGGGCACCTAGTTGTTCAAAGGTACCCTCAGCATTTAAATATCATCTAATTTTAATAATATTTTCTTTAACCGTTGAATAAGTGTATAGAGTTCATCTTGTTCTGTTCTTGCCACTGGTGTTACCTTCATCAAGTAGTGAGTGATTGCCTCTGCTTCTCTTGGTGTAAATGTGACTAACTTGGTCATAATAATCCTTCCGTTGCTGTATGTATAGGCGCTTTTCATACATACGCGTCTTACAGACGGTAGAACTTCTCCTCGGGCTGCGCCCTCGTCAAAGTATTCGGCTTCGTCGCTTCGCTCCTTGCCTCATGCAAAGGAAAGAAAGAAAAAAAAAGAAAGAAATATATTCCCTCTATGCGTGAGTCGGGTGCCCTTCCCGACGAACACTTACTCGGAGGGCTTTAGCCCGCAGAGGAAGTACCACTTGTGCGTTAAGAGTCTTGCGCTGCATTCAGCGCACCAATGTACTGTTTCCTTCGCTTCGCTCAGTCCAACAGCACGAGGTGTTACTAATATTAATATTATTAAAGGTTAGATGCTCACGAGAGACAGAGTGTTGAATATCCCCCCCACTTTTTATCAGTAAAAAACTGAAAGGAAAGTTGTGTTAATTGCTTACGACCCATAACCTTAAATAACAAACTCTGCGCCATCAACGGTGCCTTCCCACGGGTCGTCCGCTGGCTACCCCAGATTACTCTGGCACCAGTCACCGCTACTCCGTGAGGATTAAATCGGGTTCTTTAGTTGTCTATAAGTATAGCACATTTCTTACAATGCGGAACCAACTCCGCCTTGGCGAGTTTAGCAGTACCAAGACGGAGAGCGGGTTCCCCATGCATTTAATAGTACACCATGCTCGTGACTAATGCAGTAACTGTCCTTGTGACCTGTGACACACACTGTAAGAAAAACGCTTATATATAGAGACTTTGTAAGAAGGAGCGCTATGGCAAAGGAATTGACACGAATTCAAGAAGAATACCTAGACTGGCTATTACTGCCATCAGAATTGAAAGTGCCCCACACTAACCAGGAATGGGCAGCCGAACACAACCTGACTCCTAACACGTTGACAAACTGGAAAAAACTTCCGATGTTTGCCGAACGCTGGAAGGATGGCATCAAAGGGATGGCGGTTAGCCCCGAGCGTACACAGATGCTTTTAGACTCTTTGTTTAAGAAAGGCATTAACGGTGATGTTAAGTCAGCCCAATTGTATTTGCAGGCTACAAACCAAATGCCTAACCCAAAGCAGGAAATCAACATTAAGACTGACAACGCCCGTGAACTGTCTGACGGGGAACTAGAAGCCCTGATTGCTCAATACGCCCAGACTGAGAAGAAGAAGCGTGATGACGAGGTTAAAGAAGTTGAGAAAGATTTAACTAAACTCAAGAAGATTATAAAGGACGCGTAAATGGCACGTAATATTTTTGCTGGCGGAGGTGTTAACGCCTTTATGGGCGACAACAACCCGTTGTATGTACAAAATATGAACAGTCTTAAGGCTGCCTTTACCGACCTTCAGAACGAAATCGCTAGCGCAGCCGCTGGCGCAGGTAGCCCCATTGGTTCGGTTATTATGTGGACTGGTACAACGGCTAATATCCCTACTGGTTACGCTGTAGCCAACGGTGCTTCGGTGTCTGCGGCAACATACGCAACCCTTTTTGCAATTATTGGTTATCGCTACGGTGGCGCAGGCGCAAACTTTAATTTACCCAACCTAACCAGTCGTATTCCTCAAGGAACGGTCGGTGTCCCTACGGTGCCCACAACAGTTACAACAAGCGTTTCTTCAAACGTTGATGCCCATACTCACACCGTCAACAGTGCTCTTACTGGTGCAAACTCAAACTGGGCTTTAAGTGGAGCGAACTCAAATATTGGTCTTAACACTGGCAACGTAAGTACTCACACTCACTCTGGTGGTGTCTTAACTGCTGGTTCTGTCAACAGTTCGTTTACTGTTGGCAACGCCCAAAACCACACGCACAACGTTACGGGAGACACTGCCAACGAGGCAGCGCACACTCACGTATACTTTAAACCCAACTCAGGCGCAAACAACAACACTGGCGCTGGTTCTGCCCATAAACACAGCATCAGTTTTGCTTCTCAGGGCTCAAACAGCACCATTGGTCTTAACAGTTCGTTTACTGCTGGCAACACGAACACATCTATTACTGCGCCTGGTGCTGCCAACGTTGCTTTAACTATTGCCCTTACTGGTGCAAACTCAAACATCGGTTTAACTGGTGCAAACTCAAACATCGGTCTTACCGCAGGTGACGCTACCACAATCAATACTTCTACATTGACGCACACGCACAACTTTGCAATTACAGAACTAGTTTTTATTATAAGGGTAAGTTAATTATGTCTATCGGAAACGCATTTGGAAGTCACGAAGGCTACCTTAAAGTCATCGGCAATACTGATAATAAGGGTTTGTTTATAACCGCAATATTTAATGAGCCTCAATCTTTTATGAACCCATCCGATGTTACGAAACGCTGTGATTACACATCACGTAAAGCGGCGCGAGGTTTTCACAGGTTTAATGATGGCGTCTGCAACTGTGGATTAACCGAAGAACCAAACAACTTAACCGCTGAACATTTTGCATTAGAAGATGTTTCGGCATTATTTATTGTTGTGGATGCTTATCCAATAGGAGCAATTCTCTATATTGAATTAGCCGATGATAATAATGAATCTTTTTATTTAACTCAACGAGGCAACACCTTAACGCGCACCTTGCAAGAGCAATTTAGATTTCTACTTGAGTGGAAGTACGCTCACGAGCATCTGGGGAACAACGAAGAGATTGCTGTTACGGCAACTCAAATGTGTGATATACTAGATATACCCCTTACTATTCAGGAGTGGATTCTTTCAGAAGTACCCAATGAAAAAGTAAACAGGTTCTTAGAAGGCAAAACTAATGCCCTTGAACGAACAGAAGAGCCAATTCCTGATTTGACTGAAGAGTTTAAAGAATGGTTATTGGATAAATTTAGTAAAGCCAGAAACTTTGGCGAACATTAGAAGGAACAAATATGAACATTAATATTGATTACCCCGCTGGTAAAGCAGGGCTTATTCAGGTTGTTGACGGTTTGTTAAGTGCAGACTTTTGTCATAAGTTTTTATCAAGGATGCATGAAATCTGGAGTTATTCTTTTCCTGGTGTAACCCTTGGTGGAGTTAGTCCAAAAACAAAGTTAAGTACTGATTTACATTATAGTTCAGCCAACTTTAATGAACATCAACGCGAGTGGACAATAACCGATGTTGCATTAGATAAAGAAATTTGGGACGCTCTTAGTTCTGCCATTGCCATATACAAACAAAAGTATAATCACCTAGACCATTGGGTCAATGTCGTTGATTCTGGTTATCAAGTTCAGAAGTACGACAAATCACGGGGTTACTACAGACATCACGTTGATTGTTTTCCGATGCATCAATCCACTGTTAGCGACAGGGTTTTAGCAGTAGTTATTTATTTAGCAGATGTTGAAATTGGTGGAGAAACAAACTTCCCCATACACGAAATAGCAGTCACACCCAAGGCGGGGCGTATTGTTCTTTTCCCTGCTACTTGGACTCATCTTCATGAATCTTGTGTTCCTATTTCTGGCGATAAATGGATTATTAGTTCTTTTATCAACAATGGTAGCGAACCACCAGAACCTCTTCATGACCATCTGCACGACGAACACGGGAACCACATAGAGGATTACCCACCATTAATACTTGGACAAACAGAGGTAACCGATGGCGAGTCTTGAAGACCTCATTGACGAGTTTAAGTTCCGTAAGTGCCGAGGACCTGAGAATGCTACAACCGACGAACTGGTAGAAGCATTCACTTTCTTCTGCGAGAACTACGTCTTTATCAAGCACCCATCAAGAGGTAAGATTCAGTTAAATCTACGTGAAGCACAGAAGGAAGCCGTTCGTGCGTGGATAGATAAGAGATACACCATTGTTCTCAAGTCACGACAGATTGGTTTCTCTACCCTTGCAGCAGCCTACGCTTTCTGGACTGCCTACTTTTGGTCAGACCGTTTTGTAGTCATGTTGTCAAAGACTGAGCGCGAAGCATCAAAGTTATTATCTAAAACTAAGTATATGTACAAGTTTCTACCTGATTGGTTGAAGAAGCGCGGACCTGAACTTATTCAGAACAACGTGCTCAAGATGGTGTTTGATAACGACAGCCTGATTGAGTCACTACCTTCAGCCAACGACCCTGCTCGTGGTGAATCAGTATTCCTAGTTATCATTGACGAGATGGCGTTCTTGCCTAACCCTGAAGAAGCATGGGCAGCCATTGAACCTATTGCTGACGTTGGTGGTCGTGTTATCTGTCTGTCTACCGCTAAGGGTGAAGGCAACATCTTCTACAACCTATGGATGGGGAGCCAGACTGGCACTAACCGATTCACAGGCATCTTCTTCCCTTGGTCAGCCAACGAAGATAGAGGCGAAGACTGGTACGAAGCGCAGGCTAAAGAACTCCCCGACTGGCAGTTGCATCAAGAGTACCCATCTAACCCAGATGAGGCTTTCATTCGCTCTGGACGTCCTGTATTTGACATTGAGGCACTTCACCGCCAAGTAATAGAAAAACCCCAACGAGGCTATTTAAAAGAATTGCAATCGGGACTGAACTCTTATATCTATGAGCAAAATGGCGGAAGCCTTAAAATATGGAAACTGCCAGTACATGAAGGCGTGTACACAATCGGTGCTGACGTAGCAGAAGGTCTGGCTCGTGGAGACTTCTCTAGTGCTCACGTCATCAATGCTAAATCTGGACAGATTGTTGCCCATTGGCACGGACATATTGACCCAGACAAATTTGGTGAAATCCTGTACGGTCTAGGCTACTTCTATAACGGAGCACTCGTTGGCGTTGAGTCCAACAACCACGGTCTTACTACCCTGACCAGCCTACATAAAGCAAACTATCCCAACATCTACCGTCAACGACGACTTAATCAACGCAATGCCGAAGCCTCAGAAACCCTAGGTTGGAGAACCACCACCTTGTCAAAGCCCCTTGCGATTGACGAACTCAACGCAAACATCAGAGATGGCGTGCTAGAGATTAACGATGAAAACACCATAGCCGAACTCAAAACCTTTGTTCGTGACGACAACGGCTCTACTCACGGGTCACCTCACGACGACTGCGTAATGTCTTTAGCCATTGCTAACCAGATGCTTAAGTTCGTTTGGCACGCAGAATACCGCCCAAAGATTGAAGCGCCCATCTTTTCCTTTGACTGGTTTGCCTCCAAGGTGGAGAAGCCAAAGGCGCAGAAGTTTGTTATCGGGTCATTTAACGTCTCATAAGCCTAGCCAATGTAAGAAAAGTGCTATTAGATAGGAGAATACATGAAAAATTGCATCTGTGGAAACTCTATTACCTCTGAAAACGACCTCAAGAGGGGTCTTTGCTTCGCATGCCACCTTAAAGGAGTCCGATTGGGCTTCTCTCACGGACGTGAAGTGTTCTCTGGACCGACTATTCGTGAACAACAACGCTACTACGAAGATTCGCCAGCGTTCAAAGCAGGAAAGATTGAAAAGATTCCAGCACGGGCTGAACTAATTTAACATGGAGCCAGTCTGGGTTACCCTAGTTGTCGCGTTTATTGTAGGACCTTTAGGTGTAATCATTAATAACTTACGTAAAGAGAACAGTTCTCAGCACGCCGAGTCCAGAGAATTACTGGAGCAAGTAATTAAAACAGTTGACAAGGTAGATAACCGACTAGAGGGTCATATTGATTGGCACCTCAACAAGGAGAAATGACATGCCCGATAAAAAATCAGTTAATCCATCTTTAAGCAAGGCATACCAAATGGCTAGCCGTAGACAAGATGACGAAGGTGTTCCCTACGCTGATGCCTCAGGCAAACAAGACACTGGTACTTATCTAGTGCCCGTTGATTCTGGTGGAGGTTCGTGGGTGACCGATTGGTTTGAGAAATTTACTAATAGACCAGACTATCAAGATGGCTCATGGCTACCAGAAGGCGATGAAATAGTAATTATTCCTCGGGAAGTTATTGAAAACATTGTTATTCCAGACACTCACACAACTAGACCAGGACCCGACTTTACTCCCGAAGGAGAAGGAAGAATCCCTGGTGTAATTGTTGAACCAGACAAAAGACCCCGCAAGCCTCGTAAGACTGATAGTTATTACGATTCTATGCGCCCTGTAAGAATTAAACCCACAGTACCCAAAACCCTTTAAGGAGAAACAAAATGCCCGATAAATCATCAATGGAAAAGGCTTACGAAGATGCACTAGCAGGCAAAGATGCTGCTATGGATGCTGATGCACTAGCCAAAAAGAAGGCTGCCCTTGCTGCTGCTGCTGCGAAAAGCGGTATGAAAGTACCGAATGAAAAGAAGAGAGTACCAGGAACGATTCAAGTAGACCCACGAGAATCAGATGGTACTTTTAATCAGCCCAAGGCTGGTACGCCAGCAGCAAAAAAGCCTAGCCCAGCAAAAGGTATGCCTTATTAATGTCATCTGAGGCATGGACTCGCAAAGAGGGTAAGAACGCTAAAGGTGGTCTCAACGAAAAAGGACGCAAGTCCTACGAAGAGGCTAATCCTGGTAGCGACTTGAAGGCACCAGTCAAGTCTGGTGACAACCCACGACGCGCTTCATTCCTAGCCCGCATGGGCAATATGCCTGGTCCCGAGCGTGACAAAGATGGAGAACCAACACGGTTACTTTTGTCTTTATACGCTTGGGGCGCAAGGTCTAAGGCAGATGCTCGCGCAAAAGCAAAAGCAATCTCCGAACGTAATAAGAGAAAGGACAAGTAATGGCTTCAGCAGACCAAATGGAAAGAGAAGCAGAACGTCGTCGTCTTGCTTTTTTACAATATGCAGCATCTCAAGGTTTTAGTGGAACAACGCCAGTTTCAGATATTCCAATTATGACCGAAGCCGCTGGTCCAATTACTCAACCTAAACCAGACGGTAGTTTTTGGGGTAATGTTAAAGGTCTTGGTTCCATGTTATACAATACAGGAGCATCGTTTATTCCTGGCACACAACAAAGTGAAGACCTGAGTAACTTAATTCTAACAGAAGGTATTCAAAGTATCCCTATTGGGATGGGTAAGAGTATTGTAAGCACAGGCTCAAACCTTGTTGACGTTCTACCTTATGTTGATACCAAAGAACCAGGTATTAATTACATCAATGACTATCGTGAAGGTAAGTTATTTTCTACTGCCTTAGAAGACATCCTTAATGCCATTGCTGTTGGTTCGGTAGCAAAGGCTGGAATGACTGCTGGTACTTCTGCAGTTAGAAATAATATTACAAACCCAGGTGCGCGCTTTAATCCTTACGAGTATGGCATCCACGTCAATGTGCCTGGAGATTTGCCCGCTGGCACAAAAAGTATTATTCCTCGTCAAGCAGGTCAGGGAACTACTGTCGGTGGTGACTCAATTCCTGGGAATAGTTATATGTGGGACGCTACTCAACCAGGAATTATTGAAGGAATACTAGGTAATCGTCAGATGACCAATACTGGAATGTTTGATGTTCTTTACGATAATCCCCCTGCTGCTTATTTTACACGAAGCCCAAAGTCTCGTACAGGAACCGATATTAATATTCCAACCAGCCAATCACTTGCCGTAACAGGGTCACAGAAAGTTATTGAGGGTGGCATTCCATTAACCGCAGAAGCACTACAAGACCTTTTTGCTCGTCGTCGTGTTATGGAAATGGGCGATGACGCTGCATTGCGAAAGATATTTACAAACTCCGCCAAACCAGGTGTCCCAGATGCCATTGGTGATGGCAATGCTACGTTTGCTTACAACTACATACGAGACAAGATTGTTCGTGCACAAGGCAATCCTAATGACCCATTGTCTAGTTTCAGTCCTGATATAACGCTTGTTGAGATGTTAAATGACCCAGTGTTATACCCACAGGTAGAGGCTTTTGCAGCATCAAGAATTGCGGGACAACGGATGAATCCGCCTGACCTTATTCGTGACGAAATTCTGCAATATGTTAATGAAAATGAATACCGATTTATTATACAGGAAGCACAAAAACTGAATGATGTTGGAATTCCTTTTAAGGAAGCAGTAAGCCAAGTACTTGATGATGCTTTACAACGCAAATTTGCAGGAGAAACATTACCACAAGTTGTCCGCGACTCAGGTATGGCAGGTATTGGTGACCCATGGGCTAATCAACGTTTGAATATGTTAAACGATGACCAAATTGTAGAATTGATTCGCCAACTTGGCACTATTGATGCCCGAAAGGCTCTTGGGAGTCCAGACTTTAAACTCTGGCAAAACAGGTTGAGTGAGATTCAAAACGCTGGCACGCGTATTCCTGGACGAGGCGATTCTGCCTTAGCCGCTTTTAATGAAATAGATGACGCTGCACTTCTTAAAATGGTGCAGGGTAGAGC